GCCTGACCACCCTGCAGGCTGACCGCGATATCGGTGAACTGCGCTGGAACACCGCGCAGAGCTGCCTGGTATGCCTTCGCAGACATACCCGCCTTGTTCATCCCCTCCGAGGCTTGTCCAATGCCCTCGCGCATGTCGTTGATGCGCCGGGTGTACTCAACGAATGTGTCACTCTCAACGATGCCGGCCTTCTTCAGATTGGCCAGTTTCTCCTGCATGTCGTCCAGTCTGCCGAGTGCAGCGACCGTGGGGTTGATCTGTCCGAGAAGCTGGGTCAGCTCTTTGCGCTGATCATCCAGGCTGTTGCTCACGCCATCGGCTGATGCAGCCGCGGCGTCGCCGGCCCGCTCCATGCGCTCAAGCGAGCCGGTCAGGTCATCCGCATTGCGCTTTGCGCCCCGCGAGTCGATCGTTACCGCCAGGCGGGATTCCTGCGCCATATCATTCTCCGGGCATAAAAAAACCCGCTCTAGGCGGGTTCTTTGTCGATTCGTTGTTCAGTTGTGAGCGTCGTAGCACTCTCGGTAGGCGGCGTTCTGGAATTCTGAAATGGCAGTGGCCCTATCCTTCGAATCTTCGAACACTCGAACCTGATAGGCCTTCATGACCATCTCTTCAGAGAACCTGCTGCCGTCGCCCACCGATTTGGTCGAATCCTTCAGCAGTTCGCCGTCCTGTCGCGCCCTCATGGATTCGGCAGCCAGGTCGGAAATCTTCTCGCACTGTTCCGGCGCCTTGGCGAGTGATGCCCCGACTGGCAACAGTGCAAGAGTGACAATCAGTGGCAGTCGATTCATGGGCTCCTCCATAAAGATCGACGGAATCTAACACAACCGTGCTGCACGCAATCACCGCTTCTTCGGTCGGCTCTTCGGATTGGTTGTAGCCTGTGCTTTCTCGTTCTGCTCATCCCAGTGCTTGCGGAACTGGTCGTCGAGCGCGAAGACAGCGGCGTCGAACTCTTCGCGGCATATCGCTGAGGGGTAGCGGTCGAGATATTCCGTGATCGCCAGCGGGGCTATGGGCGCGGGCGCGCCTACCATGCCGACGTATTGCCGGGACCGGCTGATGTAGCCGTAAGCCTCAAGAATTTCGGCGGTTACGCCGTCAATCTCGGGCTGCGGCGGCACTGGCGACACACCCTTGAGGCGGTCGCGCTTCCAGCGAGCCTTTTCGTTCGCCTCGCCAGCCCACTCCCTACCCCACAGGTATGCCGCGACTACTTTTCGACGGTGGCCTGGGCATTCGCTTCGACACGGCGCGCGATATCGGTCGCAGTGCGCAGCGCCAGGAAGTAGACGCTGTTCATCTGCTTGATCAGCTGGATGCACAGTTCAGACGTGTAGGTCGCCGGCTCGCCAGGCTTCTCTTCAACGTCTACGCCCCTCCAGTCCTTGATCAGATGTTTGGCGGCCAGCTCGATGAACAAGTCGTCATCGGTTTCCAGTTCGACGTCAGGGATGGCGCCCAGGCTGAACTCCGCAGTGCCCACGCCGGCCTGCTGGTTGATTAGCGTTAAGTGACGGTTGATCAGTGCCTGGTGGGATTTGTAGAGAGGGCTTGCGATGGAACCGACCAGAATCTCGGCGCCTGGGGCGAACTCAACCCAGCGCTGACCGTTGATGTCCAGCTCTGGCTTCTTTGCGATGGTGAAGGCCATGGTATTCCTCTGCGATAAAAGGCCAGACGCACACCGCAGGGCGCGCCAGGCAAAGGTTAAGCGGTGATGGTGATTTCAGCGGTGTCGATTTTGGTGATATCCGCTTTGCTGGTCGCAGTGATGGTCGCGGTACCCACTGCCACGCCTTTGACCAGGCCGGTAGCGCTGACGCTGGCCTTGGTCGCATCGGAAGTAGTCCAGGTGACCAGTTGGCTTGCGCCCACCGGAGTTACGACAGCTTCCAGATCGACAGTGGCGCCAACAGCAACACTTGCGGTGGCGGGAGTGATCTCCACGGTAGCGATAACGATCGGTGCAGGCAGGCGGGTGATCGTCGGTGGGATTCGACGGCCGGTGTAGCTCAGCTCAACCTGGATAATGTCGGTCGAGCCACCGTCGGGCCAATCACCGCTAACTTCCATTTCCGGCAGGAAGAAGGTGTATCCACCGTCAGCATTGTTGAGCGTGAACTCGAAGCTCAGAGCATCGCCCGTCTGCTGCGACTTCCAGTAGGTGTAGGCAGCTTTCGACCAGCTCATGGTGATTGAGCCAGACGGGGTGAAGGTGGTTGGGATGATGTTGCCCGGGAACGGGTTACCGTTACCGATGCAGCGCTGAGTCTGGACAGCGTTGTCGAACTGCAGGTTGAAGCTGTCGACGCAGGCGTTGTCTTCACCCAACTGCACACCGTTGATCTTCAGGCCAGTTACGTCCTTGAAGCCATAGCGGCGCTGGTGTGCCTCAGACTGTGGGTTAACGATGAACGACGTGTTGTCGGCCTTGTCGTCCCAGGCAATCGCGGCAAAGGTGGTGGTGACGTTGATCTCGTTGTCGTTCGGGATCTCGAAATTCATCGTCGCCACTTGGGCGCCGCGGGCAATCGCCGCAATACCCACGTCGCTGGCGTAGGAGCCGATCGAGAAGGATATCCGGTCGTTACCCATGGTCAGGACGTTGCCGACCCAATCCTTGCCGAAGCAAGACGCCATGAACTCATCCAGAGCGCCGTAGCGAAGCTTGGTCTCTACATCGCCGCCGACATCAACCGTGGTCTGGGCGGTGCCCTGAGCCATCCGGTCAACGCCGATTTCGTTGTTCTCTTCCGAGTTGTAGGTCGGCAACAGGCCGAAGCTAACCCGGGTCAGGACATTCCAGTCGCCGGGCGGGGTGATTCCTGGGGTGATCTCGCGCTTCCACGCGGTTGAGACCTTGGCACCACTGGACATGGGGTGTTTCTCCTATCTATAGGCGTAAAAAAACCGCCATGTGGCGGTGGATGGTCTGGGCTCAATAGGCCCTGTATGGAATTCGAACGTTGAGTTGGTACCAGCCCAGGCCGTCGTCGCCTACAACTTGCGCAGAGGCAGCGAAACAATCAAAAGGACCAGATGGGTCGCTGTAGTACTCGAACTGCCCGACCAATGTGTCAGCGGCTCGCGTGATGGCAAGCGTCCCCATGTAGGTCGGAACGAATAGCTGAATGACGAGAATCCCGGTACGCCGCACACATGGCCCGATGCCAATCTCTGGCGTTGAGGAAAGCCCCGGCACATCGGCCAGCCTTGCCCAAATGGACCGCCCTGATGGATCGAACGGCTTTGGCGGGTTCGGATAATCCACCGCATTGGCGGGGATTCCCGCCCACTGAGTCATGCGCCCTATCACGATGGCGCGAATTTGTTCGAAGGTCATGAGCTATACGCCTGAGCCACACCATTGAAGGACACCGCGTATATGCCAGCGGGCGCCTGCTTTGAGTGCCCATCTTCAAGCGGTACCGCGTACGGCAGGTTGTTCTGGATGAATACTTGGGTGAACGGCTCTAGACCGCTCATTGCGGAAATGCCGCGATTAATGGTTTCTGCGCCAGTCGGGTCGATATTCGCGGTTTTGGTGTAAACCGGCGCGCCAACGCTGACAATGTTGTTGCCGCGGAACCGGCCCGTGTCCACCGGGGAGCGCAGAACAATCTCGTTGAGCATCGCCATGGCTATGACGCGAACACGCTGCGACACCTGTTCCTGGACAACATCGGCAAACAGGCTTGGCGGTGTACTCCAGCCTCGCGACTTCGCCATAGCTATTTCCTCAGCTGGATTTCGTAGTGCGCCTTGGCCGGGTCGATGCCTGGGCTGACAACCTGGTAATCGACCAGAGCGCCAGTGAGCAAATCGGGAGCGGTAATCTTGTGGCCAACAGCAGGAACGTCGGTTGTTTCGTTCGCCAGGCAGATCAGCAGCACATCGCCTACCTTTATGTTGATGTTGTCGATGCGTCGGCTGTCGTAGCTATCCAGCACACCGCGGCCGGTGTAGTTCACGGGCTGCGCGGTCGTCTCTTCGGTCAACGGGTCATAAACACCCGGCCCAAGGTACGCGCCAGTGAACAGCTGCACCGCGTCTGCCAGGTCGGTATCGAACGCCTCGGCCAGGTCGATTTGGATATCGTCGCGCAATCCCATGCATCACCCCCGATCTACGCGGAACGAGAACGGGCTGGACCGCCAAGGGGAAAGCAGCGCCAGCGCGAACTGCACGTCACCGGGCTGGGCAATGATCTTGCTGCTGTCCAGCGTGGCAAACGTCCTGCTGGTGCTGACCGATCCGGCCTTGACCGTCTTGGCTTCGAGCGATCCCTCGGTCTGCTGCTGGTACAGCTTGCCCTCAGAGGCGACCTTAGCCAGTTCGGCGCCGGCCTGCTTCACCTCATCCGGGATGGCGCCCATATCGACGCCGACCAGGTTGAGCGAGGTCAGATAGGCATTCGCCTGCAACACGGCGCGGGCTTTCTTGTCATCTGGCGCCCAGTCGGTGCCAAGGATGGCGTCAACGTCCGCCACAGTGATGTAGGTAGCCATCTGGCCTCCGCTTGAATGAGTGGGGCCGAAGCCCCGGGTGTTACGCCTTCGGCAGCTCGTCGACCTGCTTTTGCAGCGACTCTTTCGAGGCGTTGGCGCGGTAGGTGACCTTGGCTGTGTCCAGTTGGGCCTTCAGCTCAGCCACATCCTTCGCATCCTTGGATTCTTCCGCTTCCAGTCGGGCTTTGGCTGCTTGAGCGAGAAGATCGTCGACCTGCTTTTGCAGGCTATTCACCTTTTCAGCTTCACCGTCACGCTCGCGGATGATGCTTTCCACGCCAGCGTTTACCGCCTCGAACACCTGAAACAGGCGATCAGCGATAGGGCCAAGCTCGCCTTCTGGGCGCGCCAGCTCTCGGCCGGCGAACGACTCGACGATCAGGCCGACAGACTCAAGCTCGGCGCGGAAGGCGTCGATATCGACACTGGAATTGCCGCCGCCGATCAGCAGCACCTTCGGCAGCTCCTTGATCGTCACGTCGGGCACATCGTCGGCAGCATCTTCACGGCTTTCGGTAACGCTTGCGTCGACGATGCGTAGGCCGCTTGCTTTGGCGAGTGCCTTCACGTCTTCCTGGTACTGGTGGAATGGACCAGGCAGATACCAGATGTTCTTGTTACTCATGATCGTGTCCTCGCCAAGCCGGGCTCTGGGCCCGACTCAACTGTCAGGGTTACTTGGAGGCATCACCGATCAGAGCCACACCGGCGGTGTGCTTGATGGTGGTGGCGGTCTTGTCCCAGTTGGTACCGGTCGCCAGTTCGGCGTCGGTTGGCGACTTCCCGCCGGTGGTGGTGTCCCAGGTGTAACCCTTCAGGCCCAGGCCGAAGGTGTAGTCGGTCTGGAGTGTGGTTTCAATACGCTCCTTACCGTTGGTGGTCTGGACGTTGCTGATGATGTCGCGGCCGTCGTGGACCAGCGCAGCGCCTTGCACCAGGGACAGGATGATTTCCTTGTTCGGGGTGCCGGCCTGCATCAGCGCGGGGGCATCCGTCACAACGGAGATCTTGCCGAGGATGTCCACCACACGGACGTTGCCCGCCTGGAACAACTGCTGCTGGTTCGCCAGGTTCTGACCTACCAGCTTGTGGTAGCTGGTGCCCTGCATCACCTGAGTGACCAGGTTCTGGCTTGCGTCGCCGAACTTCGCGTGGGCGTTGTTCAGGCCGGCGTAGGTGATGCCAGCGGTAGCCGACACATCGTTGACAGCAGCAGCCTGGGCGGTGATTGCAGCAACCAGTGCGGCGATCGCGGTGTTCAATTGATCCTTCAGCAGGATTTCAGCGAACGCGCGGCTGGCGACTTCGATGCCTTGGGCGGTTGGACGCTCCAGCCAGGT